AGCGCATGCGCAAGCCAGGCACGGCCGGCGCACCGACTGCAGCCTCATTCAAGGCCGCGGCCAAGACGGCCAAGCCTGCGAAGTCAAAGTGAAGTGGCTCATCGCCCTGGCGCTCGGCGGCTGCGCTGCTGTGGCGGATGACGAGCCGGGCGAGATCTACGAGTGCCGGGTGCTCGCCCAATTTCTGATCTGCGCGCCTGAGCGCTCGCATGCATAGGACACGACATGCCTCAACCTCAATTCGTCTTTGACCGCTTTGGTCGCGTGCTTCGCCAAGAGCTGACCGGCCTGGGCGACACCGCCCTCACCATGGGCAAGAACATGGTCATGCAGCCCGCAGCGGGCTACGCCGGCCTGTTCGATCTGGTGCGTGGCCGCGGGCTTGACTCGGCCGTCAACACCATCGACAACACCCAGGCGATCGCCGGGGGCCCCAGCACGCGCGAGGGCATGCGCAACTTGCAGGCCGTGAGCGACACCATTGGTTTGCTCACCGAGCCGCTCAAGCGCGGCGTGGACGTCGTGGGCGAGTACTCGCCAGCGGGCGGTGCGGTGCTGATGGGCGCGGGCGCCGCGATTGATCCCACAAAGCTCGGCAGGGCCGGCAAGCTGGTCAAGGGCGCAGAGCGCACGTCCGAGGTTGCTCGAGTCAACCGGCGCGTCGGCACCACGGGTCAATACGTTGGCGCTCCTGCAGGCGTCGATTCACCACAAGCGCTTGGTGCGATGGTGAACAACTACCTCGCCGGCATGACTGAAGGCATGGCCGGCAGAAACTTTTACAGGGACTCGAGCAGCGACATCTATGCGCGCACCGGTCGCGATCCTGTTCAAAGTGATCTGCTTGCGCAGAACATCGCCGCGCTCAGTCGATCAAACAACGTGGGCGGCAACACCTCCATGTCCGCCAAGGGTCACATCCAAGCGGCCACGGGCGAGCCCGTCATCACCGGGCGCTTCCCGACGCGGGACTCGCCGCCGCTGCAGGCCATGTACGACGCCGGCTTGGTGGAGTACTTGGGGCACAAGCGTGACCCCTTCGCCACGCAGCTTGGTGTGGCCTATGCGCCCGAGCGCGTCGGCCGCGGCGTCAACGACATGCACGAAGCCGAGCTGATGGGCTACCCGTCCGGCAAGGTCAGCGGCGGCGCGCAGCACGACTTTATGGACGAGGTGCGCGCACGCGCAATCGAAAAAGCCAACGCGCAAGCCTTGGGCGGCTTCACCGACTGGGACACCGGCACCAGTCAAGCCGCCGCCTGGAGCGGTAACAAGATCCGCCGCGGCGACATCAACCCCGGCGACGCAGCGAAGTCCTACGCGGACTACTTCCCGCTGCACGAGGCGAACGCCACCTACGAGGCCGTGAGCTCGCCCGCCACCGGGCACCTGCAGGGCTTGCTCGATGCGCCATTCGACGAGCGGCTGGCGTACACGCTGGACCCGCGCGGCTCGTGGAACACGTCGCCATCCGGTCGAGACATCGGTTACACCGCGGCCAGAATGTTGCCTGGTGAGACCGTGCAAACCGTCGGGCGCTTCAAGGATTCCGCAAACCCAGCGTTTGTGGCCAGGCCCGTGACTGGCACCATCATTGGTGCCGACGGCGCCAAGTCAATGACTCCAGGTTCCTACAGCGGTCTCACCGCAGTAGAGGCCGCCCGAGCGTACTTTGACGCGCAGGAAGCCGGCGCCTTTCACAAGGTCCAGCCCGCAAAGGATGCTGGCGCGTACTCCGCGGCCACGTTGGACTTTGGCCGCCCATTTACCGCAGCCGATATGTCTGCCGTGGCGCCACTTTTTGAGGCCAACGGCTACTTTTTGGGCAGCGCCCCAGATGGGATGACCGTGATGGGGCGCCCAGCGGGGGCGGCATACCCTGGCGACCCCGGCACCAAGCTCGGCAAGGACTTTGCAAAAGAGGTGCGCGACATCATCAAGGCCAACAAGGGTCTTTTTGCTGGCGCCAACGCGGACTTCGGCAAGCTAGAAAGCAACTACATCGACTACAACGACGCCTGGCGCAGCGGCACCCCAGGCGCGGTGACGATGGAGATGCTCAAGTACATGGACGCCGCCCCCGAGACGGCCGGCCTGCTGGCGGACAGCAGGGGCTACCGCGACGCGGTGGTGGCTCGCAACGCGCGCGACACCGACGCCGCGGCCAAGGGCTACGGCGTGGCTCGCGAAGATGTCATGCGCGCTCGGAAGATCTTTGCCGAGCAGGGTTGGGAGGGCCTCAGGAAGGCTGCAAAAGCTGGGACTGTGCCTGCCGCGCTTCTTGCAGCTGGTGGCTTATTTGGCGCGGGAGAAGACACGTCGGGCGACTGAACTTGAACATCAGGTACTCCTCGCGGATCTCCCAGCGCGCGTCGCTGCGTTCCTTGCGGTATCTGATCTCGGCTTCAGAGCGGATCTTTTTCATGAGAGTCCTCCTTCGGGTTGACGATCTTGGCCGCTGCGGCCTTAATCTTGGCATGCAGCGGCGCCGGCGCGAAGATCCCACGCACCTCAGCCAGCTCAAGTGCGGCCTTGCGCTCGCGAAAGGCGCGCTGGCGCAGGGTGGTGAGTTTTGTCGGTTCGTTCATGCTGCTGCGCACGCAGCGCGTGGCGTCTTGACGGTGAAGCCTGCGCTGCGCAGGATCTCGCGGCGGGCTGACACGCTGCGCTCGCTGGCTGCGTGACGCAGGGCGCGTGCCGTGTTCATGGTTTCAATCACACCTCACCCCCTTCGCTGTCGGCCTGCGCTGGCAGCTCAGGCGGGGTGCATGTGTGGATATGGCCCGGCACTAGCGGCTTGCTGCAGGTGGGGCAAGGCTTGTGCTGCACCGGAAACGGCCAGCGTTGTGGTTCACTCACGTCTGCTCCTCCTTCATCGCCCGCGCATGCAGTCGCACATGCACGGCCAGCTTTTGCAAGTCATACAGCGCCTCTGGCGGCACCGGCTGCGTCAGTCGGAAGCCCTCGCCGGTAGTTCGCAGCACGAGCGCCAGCGCGTCTTCACGAGCGTTGGGCTTGACGCTGGACACGAGCTGGGCGGCGCGTTGAGCTTGACTCCACACAATCATTGGGTGGCCTCCTCAAACAACGACAAGCGCGACTGCGTTTGGGCCTGCTTGCGGTCCCAGATTGACAGGGCTTGGTGCGACTCAATTCGCTCTCGCATGACCGCAGCGCGTGCCTCTTTTGTTGGCGGCGTGTAGGTGCCGCGCCAAGCTGAGTCGATGCCGATGTTCTTGCCGATGTTGGTGCTGTCGGCCGAGCTGAATGGAAACCTGGTGAAGACGTCAGGGTCCAGCATGCGCAGGCCGTGGATCTTGGCGGCGGGTTTGCCGCTGCGGTCGCAGATCACGTCCATGGCCTCGGCCATGCGAGACCACCAGCGGCTCGTGCCGATCTGCGCGTACTCGGCCGAGCTGCCTAGGCACACGCGGTGAAACCTCCACACCAGTCGATTCAACCGATCCATTGACTCGTGCAAGTGCCACACAGGTGCGCCCACCCACGGCTTTGATTCCAACCAAGGCCACTCCCGCAAAAGATCGTCGTTGGCGTCTTCGTCGCCGTCAATGATGTCGGGAATGACCGCAAAATCGAAATTCGGGTAGCGGTGCAACTCGCGAACCCAGTCGTAATATTCGGACCAGTCTTGAACGGGCGAGCCACTTTTCCAGGCTGAAAACGCACCGTTGTCGACGGCAAAAGATTGGCACTCATCAAGCGCCAACGCCAACTGGTCAGGGTGCCGATACGAGACAAAAGCATGCCCGCCGGAGATGGCGCGCACCGCTGCCGTCATGGGGTTCACGGGCAGGCCGTGGTAGTGGATCATTTCTGACCCCCCCCCGCAGGCATCATTTCATCCATCCAACCATTGCGCCAAGCAGACTGAAACGCACCTCGACTGCCGCGCGACCATTGGTTGCGGCTGCTAAAGCGCTTGGCATCAACGGCGCAGCGTTCGTGCGTCCAGTAGCCGCAGGGCTTGGGCTTGTTTGGGGCGACCGTCAGCGCCTCCGCCATGCGGATCATGGCTGCGCTCACACCGGCCCCCGCGGCATCGGCGCCCAGTAGCTCACAGCCTGGCCCAGCAGCACGTTGCTGATGGCGCAGCGCCACTCACTGTTGGCGGTGTCGTACCAAGCTGCGCAGACTGGATCGCCGTCGGGCTCGGTGAGGGCTACCAGAACCGTCTCGGCGTCGTCGGGCTTGACGGAGTCGCTCATAAGCCAACGGATGGTTTCGTTGCTCATTGCGGCCCCCTAATCGCAGCCCAGTGCGTGACGTCGTCAAGCAGCATGTGCTTGG